TATTATTCCAGCTTAAAAATCCTTTCGTGCCTAAATATCGCCCGGTAAGTGTTCTAATACCAGAAACAGATGTAACAAAAGTGTTTCCGTTATATACTCTATTTAATACGTGTCTTTTAATTCCAGGCGGTGTAGAAGTATCTGTGGTTGTTGTGTTTGCCAAATTGCTAACAGAATTTCCAGATCTTGAATTTGTTATATTTACTTTTTCGCCAAGAATAAAATCAGTTCCTGCCGAAGTGATTGTAATACCAGTGATTGTGCCAGGAGCGCGATCTACCGCGATTACGGCATCGTTTCCACGAATCGCTGTATTTGATTGATATGCAATATCTTGATCCACAACAGTAACTGTTGGAAATGTATCATAACCAAAACCTGGTGATATGATAGAGATAGCATTAATCGATCCAATGGTAACTGGACCAACTTTTAATGCTTTATTTAATCTGCTATACACATTAGCTACTGCAATATTTGAACTTAATATTGCAGAATTTGTTCCAAGAGAACCAAAGCTCAGGCCTACGTTTGATGTTGGTAAGTTTCCATTCAATACTACATTTCTAACAGGACCAATTGTATCACTAAACATTGTGATTGTTGATGTGTTAGAAAGAGAAACAACTTCAAGTATCGGAGTGACTACTGGAACTGTTGAAGAAATTGTACCAAACGTAAATCTTGAGTTAACTCCAGTTCTATATCCAGTTCCGCCCTTACTAATTCTAAACGTCAGAGAGCCTGGAGTATTTTCAATTGATGATACGAGTCCTTCTGCAACTGAGCCGCTGGTTGTTCCGACTAATGATAGTGAATCTCCTTTAACATTAAAAGCTCCACCATTGGTTATTGTTTGAGAAGTGAGACCCCCAATTCCGGCTCGAACTGTAACAGTGTTTCCAAATCCATCAGAAACGATTTCTTTATCTAAGAACGTTCCAGAAGTGTTTTCTACCGTTAATGTAAATACTTCTATGCCTAAATTAATTGTAGTAAGAATTCCCTGAACACGTCCAATAGCTCCAGAAGTCTGCCCTGTCACTACTCTACCGTCTAGATCAGTCAATATTCCAGTTCGCTTTTCAACAGTCAATACTGTTTCTCTAATCCACCGTCCGTCAGAAGCGCGAAGAACGTCTTCGCCTGGATAATAAAAATTTACATCTGCGCCAAATAAAATATGAAATAAAAATTTGAATGATTTTTGAGATCCGCGAGAACGATAAAATTCACGAATATGTTTTACGATAAGTCGTTTATCGGCTAACGCAGTTTTTGGTATACTCAGTGCATATTGTTTTCTAAAATATTCTACGAATTCTGTAACGGTTCTATCTATGTCCTGATTATCTTTAAGAGTTCGTATTGCATCTATTGATTTTCCAGATTGCTCCAAATACTCATAATACGCTTCCATAAAAGCAACAAATCGTGGTCCATTCTCACGAATATATTCTGGAAATTGTTGTTCTACAAGAGGGGATATCTTCTTATAGACTTCATTTGCTCCGGATATAGCCATATCAATATGTCACTAAACCAAGAGCTGATGAGGTAACAGAACTTAATGAAGTTGTGGATCCAATAGTGTCGATTGATGTAATTATAGATTCAACTCTATTAGACTCGTCATTGACCACACGTATAGAAGCTCCATCGATCAATAAGATTTGATTTCTTATTGGAGCCACGTCTTCGTATACAGGTCGTGCATCTAATGCAATTTCTCCAAATATTTCTGATGGTAGAAAACTATAAATGTATACAACTCCTAATTCATAGTCTACTTCTCCCGCAGTAGAATTAGTGTATATTCTTTTTCCGCTAATCGGATCTTCATAATAAATCCTAAGAGTTCCAAAACCATCGTCATCAAAATATGAAACTCTATCTTTATAAGTAAATTGTGAAGAGGATACGTATCCATACAATAGATCAGTAATGACTTTTTTAGAATCTCCTAGTCTTCTAATTTGTTGATTGAACGACAAAACATAGTCGTCGGCTCTAACAATCGAAGGAGCAAATTTTCTTTGCATAAGAATTCCTGCCGTTGCGCCAACAATAGAAGATTCAGCATTTGATATGTAATCTAAAAATTTAGAAAATCTAAATTTTTTGGCAAATAAATTGAGATTGCTTGTTTCATATGCAATAATTTTTTGTTTAACAAGATTTCCGATATCAGACCCACTCAGTTCAGTATCTGCTGGATTGTATCGTATTGTTATGGTAGGAACTATGTATAGGTAGGTTGGATCCACAATCACAACATCAATAGATTGAACATTATATTCTTTTATTTTTTCTATGATTAATGATTTTCTAGCAGTAGAAATTAAAGTTCCGACTGATGGTTTTACTGCAACGTAGACTTTTCCATATATGGGTGGCATGTTTTCTTCTCCGCCCCAAGAATTTACAGCAGCTAGATCGGGATTCAAACTTAAAATCAAAGAGGAATAATCATTCTTAGATACAGCTCTATTTTGGGTTTGAAATGCTCGTGGTGCATTAAAACGAATTGAGTCTATAGGTTCTTGTGATGTGCCTCCAGAGCCTCTTTCAGCAACAGATATACTATATGAACTCTTTCCACCTAAAGTTCCTGGTCCAGTAAATTGATTGGCACCATTTCCACGAGTTCCATTACATACGCGATAATTAACTGTGACTGTGCTATTATTATCTGGCGCTGCGCCATAAACTCCATCTCCGAAATGTACCTTGTATAAATTTCCTCTATCCGCATCTAAAAAATACACCTTAGAAATTGAGTTTACAGAAAATATATCATCCGCGCGAATGAAAGGTTGATTATTTGAACCAACTGTTGCTGAGATGGTGATACTTGATGTATCCACATTCACATTGGGTAAAACGAAAGATGTGTTTGCTGCAGTATAAAGAAATCTATGAGTTAAAGGCGTTCCTTCAACTATGTTGATATAACCGTTAAAACCATTTGTAGAATTTGCAGCAATACTGTAAGATTTTGGAGTAACGAAAATATAACTAACGCCATTTATAGAAGCCGTAAATTGTGAATTTTTTGTTATGTTTAAACTTCTTTCAGCGAATGTGGCAGGATTTGTAAAAGATATCCTGACATTAGCTGTTGCGCCCTGCGCAGATCTTGGTCTATATCCTAGGGCTTTTGCATGAGATACAACGCTGTCATATAGCTGCGCTGATTCTAAAAAGCTCTCATTCGCAGCCATATTTGCATAAAATGCGTTGTAATACGTGTTGTATGCGAGAAGATCTAAAATAGAACCGATGGCAGAATCTTCGTAATCGAAGTCTGCGAATTCAGATTTAGCTTTTATGAAGTCGCGTAGATTTGCGCGAATAGTATCAAAAGATAATCCAGTTACTGAGATAGAGGTATTAGCGGGCATTATCTTATCCTATCGAGCGAAATATTCGCTTCAGAAATATTTGTTGAATTTTTTCCACGAAATATAATACTGACGCTCAATCTATTCCTATCTGGATCTCCAACGATTTGGACATCTAGAAGTTCGACTCTTGGTTCATAATTTTTGATAGCAGTTTCTATATTATATTTGATGGAAGTTTCCATTGCAGAACTATAATTTTCAAATAATTGCTCACGGATGCTTGATCCAAAATCCGATCGAAATGGTCTTTCGTATTGATTAGTCATTATCAAATTTTTAATGGCTTGTATTAAAGAGTCATCATTTTTCTTGACAAAGAGTTTACCAGTAACTGGATGTGCTCTCATAGCAAGATCAAAATCTTTGTATGCAATGGTATTCGTTTGGCGTGCCATATTTTTCCTTAATTTGACCTATTTATTACTTATTCTAGCCGGTCTATTAAATTATTTATCCCGCACTTACCGTAGATGATCCAGAAGCAGTATGTCCGCATGTTGCAGAATCTCCTGCTCTACAAACAAATATCCCATTTGCCCTAACTGTGCTACTATGTCCAGACATCGTAGCGGCTATATGCACTGATGGACCATGGCTTACAATCGATGCACCCGTCACAGCAACTGAGCTTCCGTTCACGCGAACAGCAGGCGCTAGGTTTCCAATTATAGTTCCTCCTGCTGTATCCACTCCGACTCTACTTATTCCGGGCATTATATGTCCTTTAATTCAAATCTATTGTGCTGCCAACTATCTTCGTTGCTCCGCCTGAAGAATGTGTAACATTTCCAGAAGTTATGCATTGAGAATCACCACTAACTTGATGCGATCTTGATCCAAGAATTTCCTCGGTATCGTTTCCGATTATTTTTGTTTTCATATTACCATGAACTTTTAAATTATAATCTCCAGAAACTTCCTGTATCATATCACCCTTAACGTATAATCTAGCGTCGCCAGAAATTGTGATGTTACATTTTCCGGAAATTAAAACACTCTTATCCTTAACACACACTTCAAAATCATCACCAATGATTTTCGTTACCCTATCTCCTGTATTTTGTATCTCACAAAAAGTTCCAGTTTTATGATAGATATGAATTCTTTCATTATCTACTGTATCGTCGATTTCAATTGCGTGACCAGATTCAGTTTGTGTAACATGATTTTTGGGGTATACAGGATCTTTTCCATTTCTAGGAAGTGGTTCAGTCCATGTTTTAAATTCATTTTCTGTAACATATCTTGCAGTAGGAACATCTTTAACTCTATTCGCTTCTTTATCTTTTGTTATCTTATCTTCAATAAATCTAGTATAAGCTAAATTTGGAGTATCTGGAAATCCTGGATTGGTTGGATAAATTCCGTCTGGATCAGAATATCCGCCCTGATCGGATCCATCTGGGATCCCATGTAATGATCCCATAACTACAGGTTGCTGTGCATTTTCTCCGTCTAGAAAAAAACCCATCACATAAGAACCATTCAGTAATCCAGTTCCAGAACGACCAATGCTGCTTGTTGATGCAGAAGTAACAGG